CCTATCCCCTGTGTGCCTTGGCAGTCTCAGCCTCTCTATGGGCAGTCGGTGATCCAAGACCGCGCGGCAAAACGCCGTGATCCTGGGTTGCAGCCTGCGCACCATGTACGCACGTCTGCACCGCCTGCATGTTGAGTACGCCCGTGGGCGTGAAGAGCGTGCAAAATGATTTTGCGTAGTAAAACGTTTTCGGTACATTTCAGGCACGCTGGTAATCAGTGCACCCCACCCGAAAACGGCCATGCAATTCAGTTACACCAGCAACGTCAATGACGTGATCAAAGAACTGAATGCAGCGGCTGCTGAGACAAGGCCTGCAGTAGTGCGGGCACTCAACAAAACCATGGACCGGGTCAAGGTCCGCGCGGCACGTGAAGTGCGCGATGCTGGTTACAAACTCAAGATCAGCGACATCAAGAAAGCCATTCGCCTCAACCGCGCAACCTCTGGCAGGTTGCGTGCTGATGCTGTGGCCAGTGGCCGCCCGATCCCCTTGATCCAGTACAACGCAAAGCAAGTCGGTGCTGGTGTGTCGGTGGATGTATTGAATGGTCGCAAGGTAGTGGCAAAGGCCTTCATCGCCACTACGCCCAGCGGATCAACTCAGGTGTTCATACGTGAACCCAATGCCATCCATAAGAAGGTGGTCAAAGGCGGCAAGGTGCAATGGAGTGCACTGCCCATCCGTAAGTTGTATGGCCCGAGCATCCCCGATGCCCTGGCAAACAAAGCGGTGGCCGATGCCATCGTGCAGCTCATCGGTGATCGCTTCCCAGTGATCCTTGAGCATGAGCATTCGTTTCTCTTGAAGCGCCTGCCCAAACAGCAGCCCTTGCCTGCCGAATAAATTTCCGGGTCCTTCCTGGCCGCGCATCCCAGCGGGCACGAAGACCGCCGAATTTCTCTACTCCCCAGCTCGCTAGGGGGGTTGTAAAAGTGACCTCTCGCCCATGCCCACTCAGCAAGAAATCGCGGAACACCTCGGCATCAGCCAGCAGGCTGTGAGCCAGCAGATGTCGCCGATCGGCATTGACTGGCAGCAGTCGAGCATGGACGAAATCCGTCTGGCTTACCTGTCGCACCTTCGCGGCGTGGCTGCTGGCCACCGCTCGGCCGATGGCATGGACCTCGCCCGTGAGCGGGCTTTGACCGAGCAAGTGGACCGCGAACTGAAGATGCTCACGCTGGCCGAGAAGAAGGGCCAGCTGGTGAACGTCGGCCAGTTGGAGCCCGAGCTGCAGCGGCAGTACATCGCATTCAAGTCCGAGCTGGAAGCCCGTGACGACAAACTCAAGGAAGAGCTGGACCTTCTCTATGGCATCGACATTGACCTGGAGCTGATCAGTTCGCACACTCGCAATGCACTCTCTCACCTGTCCAGACACGACCCAAGCGGTGGTCGACCTGCTGGGCAGGTTGCGCCGCTCGGTGGCACCGTCGCCGCAGATGACTACGACCGACTGGGCGATCCAGCGGCGTATGTTGAGCCCGAAGGCGACGGCGAAGCCCGGCCGCTATAACCCAGACCTCACGCCCTGGGTGCGCGGCATGCACCAGGCGCTGGACGATCCGGCCATCCATGAAGTGGTGTGCCAGAAGTCCGCCCAGGTGGCTTGGACGGACGGCGTCCTGTTGAACTACATCGGCAAGCGCATCGACATCGCGCCGTGCCCGATGATCATCATGTTTCCGAAAGAGGGTGCGGCCAAAGAGTTCAACAGCGAAAAGTTTGAACCGATGGTGGAGTGCACTCCGGTGCTCGCCGTCAAGATCCCGATCACCAGCAAGCGGGACAAAGACAACCGCTGGCAGTTCAAAGGCTTCCCCGGTGGCTTCCTGAAGTTCGTGTCATCGAACTCGCCCAGCTCGGTAAAGACCACGCCTGCGCCGGTGGTGTGCGTGGAAGAGCCGGACGACGCCAACGAAAACGTCAAAGACCAGGGTGACACCATAACCATCCTGCGCGAGCGCACCAAAAGCTACGCCCGGCGCAAGATGATCTTCGGTGGTACCCCCACCATTGAAGGCATCAGCCGCATCGCCGCCGCCTACGAGGCCAGCGACCAGCGCAAGTTCTTTGTGGCCTGCCCGCACTGCGATGAGCCGGAAGTGCTGGCCTGGGAAAACGTCAAGTGGGAGGAAAACGCCAGCCAGCCGCATGAGGTGTTTGGCACCGCCAACCCTGAGAGCGCCCGCTACTGCTGCCCGCATTGCGGATCGCTCTGGACGGACGCCGAAAAGAATCGTGCCGTGCGCCTGGCTGAGTCCCAGGGCCATGGCTGGAAAGCCACCCGCGCCTTCAACGGCGTGGCTGGGTTCTACATCAATGAGCTGTACAGCCCATTCCCCGGTTCCCGCCTGGTGCACCTGGTGCGTAAGTACCTGACCGCCATGCATGCGTTTGCACAGGGCGATGACACCAAGATCCGCAGCTTCCGCAACAACACGGAAGGCCTCACCTACGCCTACATCACCGATGTGCCGGAAGGTGCCGACCTGAAGTTGCGCGCCGAGGACTACCCCGAGTTCACCGTGCCCTACGGCGGCCTGCTGCTGACGGCCGGTGTGGACGTGCAGCACGACCGCCTGGCCGTGATCATCCGTGCCTGGGGCCGGGGCGAAGAGAGCTGGCTGGTGTACTGGGGCGAGCTGTACGGCTCCACCCTGGTGGCCGGTGCTGGTGCCTGGGCAGACCTGGACGCCTTGCTGAGCCGCACCTTTGCGCACGCCAGTGGGGCGGCGCTCAAGATCAGTGCGGTGTCGATTGACGGCTCGGACGGCAACCGGACGGAAATCGTCAACAGCTACGTGCGGCCGCGCCGCCACCTGGGCTTCATGTCGGTCAAGGGTGCTAGTGAAGCTGGCAACGACCGCAAGGAGATCTTCAGCACCCCGCGTATGGCAGATCCTGGCAAGCGCCAAAAGCCTGCCAAGTTCGGCCTGCAGGCCTACATCGTGGGTACCGCACGTGCGAAAGACTTGTTGCTGGAGACCCGTGTGAAGTTGACCGGCAGCGGCCCCGGCCGCATGCACTGGTATTCCCGCGTGCGCCCGGACTACTGGGAGCAGCTCACCAGCGAAGTGAAGGCCCCGAGCAAGACCAACCGCAACCGCAAGGTCTGGCAAAAGAAGGGCGGCACCCGCAACGAAGGTCTGGACTGCGAGGTTTACGCGCTGCATGCGGCGCGCTCCATCAAGACCAACCTGATGACCGAGGCCCATTGGGCAGCGGTTGAAAACCGACTGCGGCAGCGCACGCTCATCGCCATGGATGAGCCGTTGCCTGCTGCAGATGACGACGACACCGATACACCACCCCCGAGCGCCGGGGAGGGCAACCTCCCGAACGCGGCAACGGATAAGCCTGCGCCTGGCAAGCGCGAAACCGTCGCGGTGTCGTCACCACCCCCTGCACCTCCACCACCGAAACCCAAGCCCACTCGCACCAAGCGGCGGACTGGCAACGGTGGTGGAGGTGGTTATTCGATCAACCGATGGTGACCTATGCGCATCCCTTCCATCATCAACGCAGGCGACAACATCGGCTGGACTGACTTTTCGCTGAGCGACAGTAAAGGCAGCCCGGTCGATAGCGGCAGCTACACGTTGACCTATGCCTTTCGCGGGTCTATTGCTTCGGGAAACCTTGACCTGGTCGGCACGCCTTCGGGCATCGGCTGGTCGTTTGCCTTGAGCACGACCCAGTCGGCTGCCATGAATACCGGTGCCACAGCGCTGACCTGGTACTGGCAAGCCATCGCGACGAAGGCTGGTGCCCGTGTCACTGCGGGCACCGGCACGCTGCTGGTGCAACCCAACGTGGCAGGCATCAACACCGCGTCAACGTTCGATGGCCGCAGCCAGGCTGAGAAAGACCTGGCCGCGATACGCGCCGAGATGACAGCCCGCATCAGCGGCGGTGCCACGCTGGAGTACGTCATCGGCTCTCGCTCACTGAAGAAAGAACCGATGGCGGCGCTGATCGCAATGGAGCAACGGTGCTTGCGCATCGTGGCACGCGAAAAGCGCATGGCTGCTGGAGCAAATGGCCTGGGTAACTCCGGCCGACTTGGAGTGAGGTTCCGATGAACACAATGCAAAACGACCGCGCCGAGCGTGCGCAGCGCGCCTGGACGGCTGCGCAGGCGCGTGTGAAAGTCCCCGGCAGCGTAGTGCTGCAGAACTGGCGGCAACGCCATGGCCCGGAAACCATTCGACATGCCCGCAACGCGCAAGCTGTGCAGACGTCTGCACGCGCCAAGCGTATGTACGGCGGCGCGGAGTTCGGCCGCACCACGGCCGATTGGGTAGCCAATGGCACCACGGCCGACAGCGAGCTGGTCACCAGCCTGCGGCCCTTGCGCAACCGCAGCCGCCAACTGTGCCGAGACAATGAGTACGCCAAAAACGCCAAGCGCGTGGTCAAACTCAACGTGGTCGGGCGCGGTATCAAGCTGCAGGCCCAAGTTAAGAAGCGTCGCGGCGACGCTTTTGACGACAAGACCAATGACGCGATCGAGGCCCAGTGGAAACATTGGACTGCTGCCAAGCGCTGCCACACAGCCGGGAAGCTGAGCTGGGCCCGCCTTCAGCAGCTCATCATGGACGGCGTCTTTGAAAGCGGCGAAATCCTGGTGCGCATCATCCGCAAGAAATTTGCGGACAGCCGCGTGATGATGGCGCTGGAAATCATCGAGTCCGATCAGATTGTGGAAACCTGGACCGGCCGCGTCAGCGAGACCGGCAACGAGATCCGCATGGGTGTCGAGGTGGATGAGTGGCAGCGCCCGGTGGCCTACTGGCTGCACCCACGCCACCCCGGTGACACCATGGCCAGCGCCACCTTGGCCAGTTCCAATTTCGTGCGCGTCCCGGCCGACGAAATCATCCACATCGCGCTCTTCGAGCGGCCGTACCAAACGCGCGGTGTGCCCTGGTTGCACGCCACGCTGGTAAAGCTGCGGCACATGGGCGGTTATGAAGAGGCCGAGATCATCGCTGCCCGCAGCAGCGCCGCGATCATGGGCTTCCGTCAAAAGCCGGAAGTCGATATCCCTGGCGACGGTGCGGAAGATGCAGACGACGTGATGGACGGCGAGCGCGTCACCGACATGTCGCCCGGCATCATCCTCGACCTGGAGCCCGGCGAGACCTTCCAGGGCTTCAATCCCACCCGCCCGAATGCTGCGCTTGATCCGTTCATGCGCTTCATGTTGCGGTCAGTGGCGGCCGGTGTGGGCGTGAGTTACGAAAGCCTCTCGCGCGACTACAGCCAGAGCAACTACAGCTCCAGCCGCCTTGCCTTGCTTGATGACCGTGAGCTGTGGAGCATTTTGCAGGAGTGGCTGGTCGAGACCCTTTGTCAGCCCGTGTTCGAAGCCTGGCTGGAAATGGCGGTGCTCGGCGGCGTCCTGCAGCTGCCCGCTTACGAGACAGCCCCCGAGGTCTACCAGGCAATCCGCTGGGCCCCACGTGGCTGGAAGTGGATCGACCCTGCCAAGGAAGGTGCTGCTGCCAAGTCCGATGTGCGATCTGGTTTCGCCACGTTGACCGATGTCCTGGCCGAGAAGGGCGAAGACATCGAAGAGCACTTCCGTCGCCGCCGCGACGAAATCGCGCTGGCCAAGCGCTACGGCCTGGTGCTCGACACCGATCCGTCGCAGGTCACCGACAAGGGGCAGGTGCAACCCGACCCAGCAGCTGCAGCCAGTGGCAACGCTGGCGGCGAAGCGAAGCCCGCCGAACCCGATAACCCATCGACCCCATCAGGAGGTGAAACCGATGACAACTAGACTCGCTCCCCCGCATGCAACGGAGCGCCGTCGTCTCAAAGACGGCGAGCTGCTGCCCCAGCAAACCCGCGTGGTGTCCTACCGCGCCGACGAAGCCCCACAGGTCGACGTTGAAAACCGCACCTGCGAGCTGACATTCAGCTCGGAGTATCCGGTGGACCGCTGGTACGGAACCGAGGTGCTCAGCCATGCACCAGGCGCTGCCGATCTGTCCCGCTTGAATGACGGCGGCAACTTGCTGTGGGGCCATGACCCTGACGATGTGCTGGGCGTCATCGAGCGCGCCTGGATCGGCGATGACAAGCGTGGCCACGCCATCGTGCGCTTCGGCAAGGATGAGCGCGGCACCTGGGCCATGAACCAGGTGCAAGACCGCATCGTGCGCAACGTGTCATTTATGTACGTCGCCAGCGACTACATCTGCGAGACGGAAGACCCCGATCGCTACAGCCGCGATGACACCTACACCGCCCAGAACTGGGTGGCTTTTGAAATTTCCCTGCTCACCATCGCAGCCGACCCCACCGTGGGTGTCGGCCGCAGTGCGGACCAGGGCTACCCCACGCGGGTGCACGTGGCAACACGCACACCAGCGCAACCCCCGGCAGCCGCCGAAACATCAACCGAAGGAAATCCCATGAAACCCAAGCACATTCTGCAGAATGCGGTCGAGACCGAACGCAGCGCAGGCGGCGGCACCAACACCGCCACTCCCCCCGCAGCTCCCAACTGGGAGCAAGAGCGCAAAAACGAGCGTGAACGCCAGACCGCGATTCGCAAACTCGGTGAGCGCTGGAACAACGGCGCTCTCGCCGATCTGCACATCGAAGGTGGCAGCTCGGTCGAGCAGGCCCGCAGCGCCTTCCTGGAAGCGATGGAAAAAGGCCAGCAGGTCAAGCCCGTGGGCGCTCGCGTCGACATGACCGATGCCGAGTCCCGCAGCTACAGCCTGATCAAGGCCATCCGCGCCATCTACAACAACAACTGGAAAGAGGCGGGATTTGAGCGTGAGGTCTCCACCGAGATCGCCAAGCAGCTGGGCAAAGAAAGTGGCCAAGGCTTCTTCGTGCCCACCAACCTGCCTTTCGCGCCCGACGACGAACACCGTCGCGCCTGGGCCATGGCAGCCGGTGGCTCCAAGATGCAGCAGCGTGCCCCCTTCGCAGTGGGCGCTACCGGCACCGGTGGTGCCATGGTGGCCACTCAGTTGCTGTCCGACAACTGGATCGAGGTGCTGCGCAACACCATGGTCACCCCCAAGTTGGGCGCACGCTTCCTGAGCGGCCTTGTGGGCAAGGTGGACATCCCCCGCCAGATCACCGCAGCCGCCACATCGTGGGTGGGCGAACTGACTGCCGGAACCGAGTCCGAAGCCACCTTCGACAAGGTATCGCTCTCGCCCAAAAACATCACCAGCTGGGGCGTCATCAGCCGACTCATGCTGCTGCAGTCCACGCCCGCGATCGAGATGATTGCGCGCGCCGACCTGCTGGCCCAGATCGGCCTCGGCCTGGATCTGGCTGCCTTGTCTGGAAGCGGTACCGGTGGCCAGCCCACCGGCATCATCAACCAGGCGGGCGTGGGCTCTGTGGTGGGCGGCACCAACGGTCTGGCGCTCAGCTTCGATCACCTGATCCAGCTGTACAGCGCTCCCAAGATCGCCAACGCTCCGCAGAGCAATCTGGGCTTTGCCTTCAACGCCAAGGCCTACGGCTACCTGGCAACCCTGAAGGCCTCCACCGGTCAGTACCTGTGGGACCCACAAGGCGGCCTGTCCAACGGCAACCCCGACACGGTCAAGGGCTACCCCTACGCCGTTAGCCAGCAGTTGCGCAGCAACTTGACCAAGGGCACCAGCAACGGCATTTGCTCGGAGTTGATCTTCGGCAACTGGCTGGAGCTGCTGATCGCCGAATGGGGCGCGCTGGAAATCGCCATCAACCCCTACGACTCGACTTACTTCAAGTCGGGCGATGTGGTGATCCGCGCCATCCAGACCGCTGACATCGGCGTGCGCCACGGTGCGTCCTTCGCCGTCATGTCCGACGCGTTGACCCCCGGCTTCTAAGCCACCTACCAGGCACCCGCCCGGTCAGTCCCCAGCAGGCCCATGGCCTGCTGGGTGTTTGCATTTCCTCTTCCTCCCTGGAGATCTCCATGAAATTCCAAGTCCGCGAAGGTTTCGTCATTCACGACACCCGCATCGTCAAGGTCAACGACAAGCCCGTCGAACAAACCAACAGCTACTACGAGGGCGACACCGTCGATTTCGACGACGACACCGCCACCAAGCACCTGCACAAGCTGGAGCCGCTGGACAAGGCTGCAACAGCTTTCGTCAATGCCCGCCATGCACCGGTGTCTCCGCCCCCTGTAGCTGGCGTCGATCCCGCCCAACTGGCCAGCCTGATTGCCGTGGCCGTTGCCAACGCACTGGCAGCCCAGGCGCAAGCGCCACAGGCACCGCCCGCTCAGTAACAGGGCGCTGCGTAGGCCATGTTCACCGAAAACACCGACGTCTTCCTGCGCGACTTCGGCGTGCCCTGCAGCTGCGGCGCTGTCAACTTCACTGGCATCTTGAACAAGCCCGATGAGACCCTGGCAGCTGCCGGGGTCAACGTGCTGTCCACCATGTACCTGTTGGAGTGCAAGACCGTGGATGTCGTATCGGCATCCATCGTCAGCGGCAGCAACATCACCGTGGACGGGCAGGCCTTTGTGGTGCGCGATGTCCTCTCGGTCGATGACGGTGTTTTCAACCACCTCACCCTTTCCAAGTAAGGACCCGTCCCATGAAGTACCGCATCCTTCCTGGTCACAGCTTCCGCGACAGCGACAACACCGTCAAAACTGGCGGCGACACCATCGAGCTGAGCGAAGACGTGGCCAAGGTCCATGCCGACAAAGTCGAGCCCATCACCGACAGCAATGACGGTGCGGCGCTCGATCACCACCCCGCTGAGTAACCATGCCCTCATCGATCCGCGAGCAGATCCTGACCCGGTTGAACGCTGCACTCTCAGCGGCACCTCCGGGTGGCGCTCAGGTCTTTCGGTCCCGCGAAGTCAGTATCACACGGGCCACCTCTCCGGCCCTGGTCATCATGCCGCAGGACAACCCGATCAACAGGCAGGCCACTATGGCCGACAAAAACCAATTGGAAGTCGCACTCGAAATCTTCGTGCGCGGCGACCCGTGGGACAGCCTGGCTGATGCGGTTGATGTGCCCATGCACGCGATCGTCATGAACGATGCGCAGCTGCTGGCTTTGGTGGCCAGTGTTCGCCGGATCGGCGAGAGCTTCAACGGCCAAGAGGCCGATCGCACTGCGGGCACGCTCACTGTGCGCTACTTGTTCACCTTCCTCACCAACGCTGCGGATATCACCCGCGCGGCCTAGTTTTCATCCACCTTGCGACCCCATTGAAAGGAACGCACCATGCAATACCATTTTGGTACCGGCACCCTCTGGGGCGCTGCCACCGCCGACGCCCTGGGCAACACCATTGCCAATCCGACGCCGATCAAGTTCGGCACGCTGAGCGACGTCTCCCTAGAGATCGACCGCGACATCAAAGAGCTGTATGGCCAGCTCGCATTCCCCGTTGCCCTGGGCGGTGGCAAGATGAAGGTGGCGGTCAAGGCCAAGTTCGCCCAGATCGCTGGCCGCATCTTCAACGACCTGTTTCTCGGACAAGGCCTTACCGCTGGCACGCTGACCGCTGCACAGGAAGATTTGACCGGTCAGGCGATTCCCACCACGCCCTTCACGATTACCGTCACGCCACCCAATAGCGGCACGTATCTGCGCGACCTGGGCGTGCTGGATAGCAACGGCGTGCCCATGCAGCGCGTGGCCAGCGCGCCTGCCACTGGCCAGTACAGCTTGGCCGGTGCCGTGTACACCTTTGCGGCTGCAGACACCGCCAAGACCGTGTACATCAGCTATGCCTACACCTACACCCTGGCATCCGGCAAGTCGGTGACCTTCAACAACATCGCCATGGGCACCGTGCCGATCTTTGGTCTGGATCTGTCTTGCCGCTTCCAAGGTAAGCAGGCTTACTTCCGGCTGGGTGCCTGCACAGCGAAGAAACTCAGCTTCGATCCGAAGCAGGATGACTTCAGCATGCTCGACATGGATATCTCGGCATTCGCAGATCCGGTCACCGGCTCTGTGGGCTCCCTGATCTTCACGGAGTAACGGCATGACCGAGTTGATTCCCGGAATCGAGGTCAACTTCGGCGGGGGGCGCATCTACGTGGTGCCGCCCCTCACGCTGGGTGCGCTGCAGCGTCTGCAGGGCAAGCTGAGCCAGCTCAACGAAGGCACCGCGCTGCAGCCCGCCACCGTTGATACGGTCATTGCCGCAACCCACTCAGCCATGCGCCGCAACTACCCCGACATCACGGTCGACGAAGTTGCCGACCTGGTCGACGTGGGCAACATGCACGACGTCATCAGCAGCGTGCTGGATGTGGCTGGCATCAAGCGTAAAGCGATCGCCGAAGAAAAAACCGGGCAGCCCAGTCAGTGACGCATCCGAGCCCGTTGACTGGGCAGGCCTCATCGCAAGCATCTGCGCCAACACCGGCTGGACCTGGGACTACGTCCGAGACCACATAGATCTGCCCACGGTAGATGCCATGCGTGCCGAGTGGAAAAGGCACCCTCCGGTGCACCACCTGGTGGCGTCCTATCTGGGCTACAAGCCACCCGTCCAAACGTCTGCACAGCCGATCACCGATATCGATGAGCTGTTGCCCTCCATGGGCAATGTGCCCATCCGTCAGGTGGCCGCGCTGGACACAGCGGCCTTCGATGCCGCAATGAAGGAAGCCCATGGCTGATACCGATAAAACCGTTGCCTATGGCGTCAGTGCAGACGCCTCACCCTTCGAGAAGGGCATGCGTGATGCTGCCGACTCTGCAAAGAATGCGGCCAGCAATATCGAGAGCAACTTCAAAAAGGTGGGCGATGCTTTCGGTGCGGTGCAAAAGCAGCTGCTCATCCTGGCCGGGCTGGTCGCTGGTGGCTCCTTTTTCAAGGAAGCAATCTCTGCCAGCAACCAGCTTACCGGCGAGACCATGAAGCTCAGCAAGATGCTGGGCATTACCGGCGAGGAAGCCGCCACACTGCGCACCGCGCTGGACGACATTGGCAGCAATGGCGACGACTATGTCGCCACCTTCACCAAGTTTGCTCGCCAGCTCAAGAGCAATGAAGAAGGCCTGCAATCGCTCGGCCTCCAGACGCGCGATGCCAATGGCAACCTGCGCGACAGCAACACGCTTTTCAATGAGGCGCTGCACTCGGTGGGTGAATACAAGGCTGGTCTCGACCAGAACACCTACGCTCAGACGCTCTTCGGCAAGAGCATCGATGACGTGATGAAGTTCCAGAAGCTCAACACGGGTGTGCTGGAAGATGCGCGCAAGAAGAACGAAGAGCTGGGTCTGACGATCAGTCAAGACAACGTCGCTGCCAGCAAGGCCTACAAGATGGCTATGAATGACGTGGGCGATGTGCTCACGGCAGTCAAGAAAACCATCGGTGATGCCGTCATGCCAGTGTTCACCGAGTTGGCTGAGTACTTTGCCAGCACCGGGCCCTATGTGGTGCAAGTCTTCAAGGGCGCGATGATGGGCCTGCTGGCCGTCTTCGAGGTGGTGAAGGGTGCCGTCAAGACAGTGGCGGGCGTAATTTTTGAAGCCTTCAGCCTCATCGTGGATGGCGCTGGCCTTATCGGCGATGTGTTCGCTAAGCTGTTTGCCGGTGACTTCAGCGGCGCTTACGAGTCTGCAAAGCAGGTCGGTACGCGTGTCGGCCAAGCCTTCAGCGGTGCCTTCCAGAACTTTCTGGATGTGGGCAATGAAACCGGCGATGCAGTCAAGCGCCACATGGAGCGGCTGTACGGCGACAAGACGGCCGTGGCGGGTCCGAAGTCTGGCACCAAGACCATGGGGGACTTCGGCAAGTCCAACGGCACTACCAAGGAAACGCCACGCACCGGGTTGTGGGAAGCCCAGCTGGCTGAGCAAAAGTTGGCCTATCAAGAGCGCATGAACTTGGAAGGCTCTCTAGCTCAGTTTAGTAAACAGGCTGAGTTGAAATTCTGGCAAGACAAAGTTGCCATAACCAAAGATGGGAGCGCTGAAAACATCGCTGTGAGGCGCAAGGTCGCTGATCTAGAGCTTGGTTTGGTGCAGGATGACTACAACCACAAGATGGCCGCGTTTGTTGCTCAAGAGGCAGCATATAAAACCAACACGAATGCAAGGTTGGAAATCCTCGATAAAGAATTGGCGCTGGCAAAAGATCGTTATAGCGCTGAGAGCAAAGAGTACGAGGAAGTCCAGAAGAAGATCGTGGCCACCAAACGGCTGGCGGTCGAGCAGCTCAAGCAGATCGACATGGATCGCGCCCAAGCAGCTCGCGATGCCCAACTGGCCGAGGTGCAGGCTGAGCAGATGCAAGCGCAGCTTGAGCGTGATTTGGGCACCATCACTCAGGCAGACATGCTGCAGCGTTTGGAGGCCTTCGAGAATCGCCGCAGTGCGATTGCGCTGGAAGGCTTGAAAGAGCGCGAGCGCATTGCCCAGGCAGATCCCGACAAGAACCCGGTGGAGATCGAGCGCATCCACCAGATGATTGAGCAGGCCGAACGTGAGCACCAGGCGCGTTTGAGTGAGATCCGCAACCAGGCTACTAAGGAATCTCAGCGCTACACGTTGGACGTCATCAATACGATGGGCACCGGCTTCCAGAGCGTCTTTCAAAAGACGCTGCAGGGCGGTCTCACGTTGCGTGGCGTGTTTCAGGGTTTATGGCAATCTATCACCCAGGCGGTGAGCCAGGCGCTGGCCAAGATCGCCGCAGACTGGTTGATGGTGCACATCAAGAACCTGATTCTGGGCAAGGTGGCCGCGCAGTCCACGATCGCGGAAAAAGCGGCAGAGGCAGGGGCCGGTGGTGTCGCCAGTATGGCGGCCGCGCCGTTTCCCTTAAACATGGCCGCGCCTGGCTTTGGTGCAGCCATGGCCGCTGCAGCGATGTCGTTCGCTCCCATGGCGAGCGCGTCAGGTGGTTACGACATCCCCGGATCGGTTAACCCCATCGTGCAAGCCCACGCCCGCGAAATGATCTTGCCCGCCAAGCATGCTGACGTCATCCGCAACCTGGCCGATGAAGGGCCGGGTGGTTCGGGTGGCGACAGCTACACGCTTCATGTGCATGCCACCGATGCCCAGAGTGTGGCTCGCCTCTTCCGAGACAACGGCGACGCCTTGGTAAAAGTGCTGGCCGGTCGTAAGCGCGACTTCGCGTACTGATCTACGCAACCCCAAGCCTCTCCACCCTCGGGTGGGGAGGCATTTACGAATTTACAGCCGCCATGAGCAACGCAATTTTTCCGACCCTTGCGGGCCTGGCCTTCAGCGTCATGCGCAACCCGGTGTGGTCCACCCAGGTGCGCGACTCTGCCAGCGGCCGCCAGTACACGCTGGGCAAGCGCCTCTACCCGCTGTGGCACTTCAAACTGCCCTTCGAGGTCCTGCGCGCATCGGGCGGCTGGACGGAGTGGCAGCAGCTGGTGGGCTTCATCAATGCCCGTCGCGGCCGTTACGACGACTTCCTCTACCTCGACCCGCGCGATTGCACTGCCACCAATGAGCAGTTCGGCACGGGCGATGGTGTCACCACCACCTTCGCCCTGACCCGCACGCTGGGCGGTTTTGTGGAGCCGGTGGGGGGAGTGAATAGCGGTGGTGCCGTCATCAAGGTGGCGGGCACTACGACTTCGGTCACATTCAGTGCCGACCTCACCAGCGTCACATTCGCCAGTCCGCCCACCAGCGGGCAGGCCTTGACCTGGAGCGGCACCTTTTATTTCCGCTGCCGGTTCCTGCAGGACGAAATCACCATGGAGCAATTCCTGCAGGACATGTACAGCGCCAAGTCTGTCGAGTTCAAGAGCTTCCGGCCATGAAGACTGCATCCCCACAACTGGTCACCTTTTTCAACACGGCGCGCCAGGCGTTGCAGTTCGATCTGTGGACGCTCAAGGTGGCCAGCGGCACCCTGTTGCGCTGGACCGATGCCGATGTGGATATCACGTTGCCCGACGCGCGCACCTTTGTGCGTGGCCCTGTCATCCAGCGCGATCGCGTCAAGTGGGTGCGCGGCATCGAGGTCGATCAGCTCAAGACCACATTCAGCGGCCCGACTGTCACGATCGACGGCAAAGCACTGCCTGGCTTCGCGGCCGCAGGCGGTCTTGACGGTGCCAGCATTCTGTTGGAGCGGGTGTACCTGAATGACTCCGGCGCGGTGCAAGGTAGTCTGGTGTGGTTTGCAGGCACGGTGGCCGATGTGTATCCATCGCGCATGGGTGCCGAGGTAATTGTCAAAAGCCAGCTCACCCAGCTCAGCCAACAGCTGCCGCGCAACTTGTATCAGTCGGGCTGCTTGAACGACCTGTATGACGCCAACTGCACCGCACTGCGGTCCACCTTCAGTGTCAACGGCACGGTCACCGCAGTGGGCAGTGGCAGCAATCCGCTGATCACCGTGTCCATGGCATCCAGCATCGCGGCCCGGTATTTGGAGCTGGGCATTGTCCGGTTCACGGCAGGGGCCAATACCGGCATTGGCCGCACGGTGCAGGCCCAGCCATCGGGCGGCACTGTCCTAGCCCTGCAGTTCGCGAGGCCGCTTCCGTTCACCGTGTCGGTGGGCGACACCTTCACCGCCTCAGCGGGCTGCGACAAGACGGCAGCCACCTGCGCGGCCAAGTTCAACAACCTGCAGCGGTTCCGGGGCATGCCCTATGTGCCGCTGCCCGAGACCGTGACATGACCCAAGAACCCCGCCAGAAACTTGTTGCAGAGGCCTTGAGCTGGCTCGGCACCCCTTACCACCACCTGGCAGACGTCAAGGGCGTGGGCGTCGATTGCGCCATGCTCCTGGTGCGCGTATGCGCCAACGTGGGTCTGGTGGCCGCTGAGCTGGACCCGCGACCCTATGCCCCTGACTGGCACCTGCACCGTGGCGATGAGCTGTTTTTGAAATGGCTGGAGGTGTATGGCACTCCCATCGACCGCGGCTTCGTCCAGGCGGGCGACGTGGCGGTGTGGCGCTTCGGCCGCACCTTTAGCCACGGCGCGTTCGTGGTCGACGGTGATGGCTCCATCGTGCATGCCCACAAGGATGCCGGGTGCGTCGTGCTGGGGCGTCTGCAGGAGTCCGAGCTGGCCTCGCGGCCGGTGATGTTCTGGCGCTTGCGGGCGCTGGATTGCGAGCAGGAGGCCTGACATGAGTGGCGGTCAAACCATCAGCAACGTCGAACCCGCAGCGGGCAACCTGCGGGTGCAAACAGCGGTCTACGGCTCGGCCATTCCGCTGATCTACGGCCGGGCCCGCGTGAGCGGCAACTTGGCTTGGTATGGCGGCTTCACTGCCATTCCACACACCAGCACCCAAAGTTCCGGTGGCAAAGGTGGTGGCGGCGTCAAGTCCGAAAACACCTCTTTTACCTACACGGCGGCGGTGCTCATGATCCTGGGCGAAGGCCCGATCAATTCGATTATTTCCGGCTGGAAAGGCAAGCAGCGGTATGACGGCGTGCAGCTCACCAGCGGCGTGCCTCGCACCATCACAGAGATGGTAACGGTGCCGCCTGGTGGCGTTGTCACCGTTTCGCAAGCAGCCAGCTTTTTACAAAACGCGCAGGTCACCGACTCGCGCAGCGAAGCCTGGGACCCAGGTTCATGGAGCGCTTGATATGTTGCTCAAGCAAGGGTCTGATTACACAGTCAATTCGGGTGGGCAATACACCTTTGCCGCTGGCCTGATCGGTCAGCAAGTCACCATCCAGTACCAGGTCACAGGTGCCGGTGTAGGCGCGCATGCGGCCATGGGCCTGGGCCTTGCCACCGGCGCACCCGGTCAGGCGGTCTGGGGCTTTCTGCAAAGCAACTACCCGGCGCAGGCACTGGCTTACAACGGCTTCACCTACGTGTACGCGCCTGCCTACGACCTGGGCAGTGATGCCACGGTGTCAAACCACAGCTTTGAGGTCAGCACACCATGGGAGGTGGTGGCCAGCGGTGATGCCAATCCGGCCGCGATCGCGCAGGATCTGCTCACCAATGCCCGCTACGGTGCCAACTTTCCCGCTAGTCGGGCAGGCAGCTATGCCGCCTGGAGCAACTATGCCCTGGCGCAAAACCTGCTCATGAGCCCGGCGCTGGTGCAGCAAAAGCCAGCGGCCGAATGGCTGCAGTACCTGCTGTCGCTGAGCAACACCGATGTGACCTGGTCGCAGGGCATGCTCAAGTTCGTTCCGCTGGGCGACGCATCTTGTGCTGCCAACGGTGCTAGCTTCTCGCCCACGATCACCCCGGTGTATGACCTCACCGACGATCACTTCCTGGTGGGCAGCGGTGATGACGATCCGCTCAAAATCGAGCGGCGCGCCAACGACGACACCTACAACCATGTGCGGCTGGAATACAGCAACCGCAACAACCAGTACAACCTGGAAGTGGCCGAAGCCAAGGATGCAGCCGACATCGAGCGCCGGGGCCTGCGCACCAAGGAAGTGGTCGAGGCCCACGCCATATGCGACCCTGCTGTGGCGCAAATGCTGGTGTCCCTGCTGCTGCAGCGCGAGCTGGGGGTGCGCAACCTCTATCGCTTTCAGTTGCCCTGGACGTTCGGCCTGCTGGAGCCGCTGGATCTGGTCACTGTGTCCGACGTTTACCTGGCTCTCACACGTATCCCGGTGCGCATCAACAAGGTGTCCGAGCTGGAAGGCGGCGACTTTGATGTGGAAGCCGAAGACTGCCCGATCGGCATGGCCAGCGCACCCGCGTATGGCGTGCAGGCCGGTTCCGGCTTTGCTCACAATTACAACGCCTCGCCCGGAGACGTTTCGCTGCCGTTCTTTTTTGAGCCACCTGTGCAGCTCACCACCACTGGCCTGGAGGTATGGATTGCACTCAGTGGCCTCACATCCCTGTGGGGCGGCTGCCGGATCTGGGCCAGCAATGACGGGGTGAGCTACCGGCAGGTGGGCACGGTACGTGGTGGCACCCGCTACGGTGCTCTGAGCGCAGCCCTTGGAACATTAGGCACAGATACCTTGGGTGTGGCCTTGACCGGGCAAGGTGGCACCTTGCTGAGCGGCAGCGCGGCCGATGCTGCCAACAGCGAAACGCTGGTGTTCGTGGGCGATGCGCAGGGTGGTGAGTACCTGGCCTACCAAACGGCTGCACTCACCGGTGCCAACGCCTACAACCTGACCACCCTGACCCGTGGGGCGTTTTACACCACGCCAAAGGCGCGTGCAGCCAATCAGGCAACCGTGGTGCGGGTGGACAGTGCAGTTGCCAAAAGCGACCCGCTTCAGCCTAGCCAAGTGGGTAAGCCGGTGTATTTCAAATTCACTAGCTTTAACGTGTATGGCGGTGGTGAGCAGGCGCTGTTTGATGTGCCTGCGTATAGCTATACGCCCACCGGCTACATGCTCAAGCTGCCACCGCCAGCGGTCAGCAGCTTTGTGTTTGACGGTGCTGACACCTTCACTTGGACGGCGGTTACCTACCCCAGCACGCTGCTGGCCGGGTACCGCATCAAGTATCAGTACGGCAACAACCGGAGCTGGGTGGACGCGATCCCGCTGCACACCGACATCATCACCGACAGCCCCTACAAGGCCAGCGTGGTACCGCAAGGGCCGCTGACCTTCATGCTGCGGGCGGTGGACGTTTATGGCAACGAATCGCCCACCAGTGCCTATGTGGTCACCCAGCTCGGCGATGCGACGACTGCAAACGTCATCCAGGCGAGCGACTACAAGGCGCAGGGCTGGCCGGGCACCATCACCGGTGTGGCCAGCGTGTCGGGTGGCAACATCGTGGCCACTAATCAGGCGGCCGCATTTGGCAGCGCTTCACAAGGTGCGCTCAGTGCGGTACCGAGTGACCCGGCACTGCAGGTGAGTTATGCGGGCATCAGCTACGCGCCGCCCACCTTCTACCCGGCGAGCGCTGGGCGCATGACGCTGCTGCACACCGTGTCAGCCAGCCAGTACCAGGTGAACTACCGTCCCAGCAACCCTGCGGCCGTGTGGGCGCAAGGTGGCAGCTCGGCAGCGTTCATTCAGTCGGGAAGTGCGGCCATGTTTGCTGGCAAGCCTGCCTGGTTGCCATGGCCTGGCGAGGTGCAGGCCACGGTGCAGCCCTACGAGTTTCAGGTGGTGTGCGGTGCAGGCTTGCTGCAGCAGCAGATCACCCGGCTCACGGCGCAGGTGGACGTGCCCGACATCAATCTGCGGCTGGGTAGCGTACCGATCAGCGCCGCAGGCTCCCGCCTGGCGGGGGCGGTCGGCAAGTTCCGCGTGATTACCAATGTGAACCTCACATTGCAGTCAGGCGGGGCCGCGATCGACGCGCAGTACACGGACAAGGATGCCACGCAGGGTCCCAACATCATCTGCATCAACAGCGCAGGCACGCAAGTGGCAGCGACGGTGGATGCGCTTTTACAAGGGTATTGAACATGACAGCTCTTATCGCCCGTCAGTACATTGACGGCTCCAAGGCAGACACGCCCAGCGGCGTGAGCGTTGCCAACTTCCAGCTCGGGCTGGGCAACGCCTGGGACTGCTTGCAGACCCTGGGCGTGGGTCTGGCTGCTGTGGTGGCAGGCACCACGGCGCTCACACAGGCCAACGCGGGCCTGCTGTTGATCGACGCCACTGCAGGCAACGTGATCTTGAACCTGCCCGCTGCCTCGGCCGCAGTGGGCGCGGTGTTTCAGTTCAAACGTCTGGACAGCACGGCCAATACGGTCACCGTGAACCGTGCTGGCAGTGACACGATCGACGGCAGCACGTCGTTCACGCTCAACAGCCAGTTCGACTACCAAGAGATCCGCTCGGATGGCACCAGTGCCTGGCGCGGCACCACGCCGAAGCCGCTGGTAGTAACCACGGCAGGAATCGCTACGGCCTACACGGTGGCCACGACCCCCAAGGTGCTGGCACAGGCCGACACGCGTATCCAGGTGACGTGGAACGTGTCCAACGGCGGCGTGGCGTGCACCTTAGCTGCCAACGGTGGTACGGCCTACGGCATCAAGCAATACGACAGCACGGGTACAAAGATCGATCCCACGATCGTGGCAGCCGTAAAGTCTGATCTAGTGTTTGATGGCACACATTGGGTGATCTTGGACCCGTTGCCACCCGTCGCCAGTTCTCGGCAGATTCAGCCCATCACCTCATCCGTTGCGGCCAACGCCCTGACGGTGGGTTTGAACCCTACCTCGTTGGACTTTCGCAGCGCGACACTCTCGGTTGGTGTACCAAATACCCGCACGGTTGGTTCCGCACTCTCTTTGGTGGTGCCTTCGGGTGCAACGCTTGGAACGATTGCTGCGACGGCGGCGCGGTTGGTTCTGTTAGCGATTGACAACGCGGGCACTGTAGAGCTGGCTATTGTCAACCTTGCCGGTGGTGTCAACCTGGACGAAACAACGCTGATCAGTACCACCGCAATCAGTGCGGCCGCAACGTCAGCGAGCGTGATCTATAGCACCACGGCGCGCACCAGTGTGCCGTTCCGTGTCGTCGGCTTCCTGGACATCACCGAAGCTACAGCGGGGACTTGGGCGACTGATGCTGCACTAAAGCAAGGTGTTGGTGGTCAGGCTTTGGTAGCCATGGCCTCTTTGGGCTATGGGCAAACTTGGCAGAACGTGACGGGCAGTAGGACGATCGGCACAACCTACTACAACACAACAGGTAAGCCGATAGTTGCAGCAATACACATTGCGGAAAACAACACTTCGTGGAATGTCGGCATTGTTGTCAACTCAAGCCGGCTTGCATCTATTTCAAGCTCGAATGCTGGAAATAACGCAGGTAGTACTGAAGCCTGCAATGTGATTATTCCTCCTGGTGCAGCTTATTACTACGAAGCTGGCGGGTACTCATCTGTAGTTATTAGTGAATTGCGCTAACAAGGATCACAAAATGCCCAACTACAAATCACCGGATAACTCTCTGCACTTTTTGAGCATTCAGGACGTTGCAAATGGTGGTGAGCAACTGCTCCCGCCTGGCTGTGTCGAAATCAGTGATGCTGAATACTCTAAGTTGTCAAAACCAGTACCTCTTACGTCACAGCAACTTGAGGCGCAATTCACCTTCTCCATTCAGCAACGTCTGGACGTCTTCGCCCGTCAGCGAAACTACGACGGCATCCTCTCCGCTTGCACCTACGCCACAAGTACGGTGGCCAAGTTCAAGGCTGAGGGGCAGGCTTGCGTGAACCTACGCGATGCAACGTGGGCGGCTGCCTATGACATCCTCGCCAAGGTTTCATCTGGTCAGCGCCCCATGCCCACCAGCATCGCGGACATCGAGGCAGATCTGCCCGCTGCAGTGTGGCCAGCATGACGGCCGCGCTGATCGCCCTGGGCTGGGTTGTGCTCTACCTGTACGGCTTCTGGCTGCTGTACGTGCTCATCATGGGCTTTTACCGCGCCTGGCTGACCAAGCGGCTCACCCGCACGGCCACGGTGCTGGCATTCCCGGCGCTGGTGGTTGGGTGGGTGACGGATTGGCTGGCCAACTGGACGCTGGCCTCGCTGCTTTTCTGGCAGTGGCCACAGCGCCCGCGTGAGCTGGTGACCGACCGGCTGACACGCTACATCGCCACGCCCAGTGGGTGGCGCACGGCTCCGGCCCTGTGGGTCTGCCAGACGCTGCTGGACTACTTCGATCCGAGTGGCCGCCACTGTAGCCCCTGACTGCACTACCTCCATGCAAGCCGCCACAGAGCGGCTTTTTTACGACCTGAAACCCGAGGAATTTCATGCCAGAACCCACTTCAACCACTGCAGTGGCGGCCGCCACGTATGCCGCTGCAGGCCTGTCCGTGCCGATGCTGACCGCATTCGGCGTGCCGCTGGGCCTGCGAGCGGACGTGCTCATCGCGGGCTTTTTTGGAAGCCTGGTGGCCATCATCCTGCTCGACAGCGTGCCCAGTGAGGGGGATACCTGGCAGCAGCTGGTGCGCACCACGTTCAAGCGCATGTTTGTGGCGATCGCCAGCAGCGTGACAGCGGGCTACCTGACGCCGCTGGCCCTGCTGCTGGCCAACCTGCCGGACGCGCTGCTGCTCAGCGCCGCATTTGGTGTCGGCGGCGGTGCCCAGCGGGTGCTGCTCATCCTCATTGCCAAGTTTGGCACTCCACCTGCTGCTTCAGGAGGTAGCAACCCATGAGCACCACGCTGCAGATCCTGCATTGGCTGGCCGGATTCGTCATCCTGGCCGAAGCACTCAACAAGCTAGAGCGCACCGCACCCTTCGCGCCAGGCATGAGCCGCCATGACCGCGTGGTGGACGGCCTCAAGGCGCTGGCCTGGGCGCTTCTCGCGCTCGGGGGCGGTGGAGCTGTGGCCACGCCATTCCTGGCTGCTTTGGGCGTGCATACGTCCACATCACAAATGGTGCTGCACCAAGCACCTTCCTTCGCGGAAACCGCTGTGCTGCTGGGGTTTGCCGTGCTGATCATCCGAACCAGAGTGAAAGAGGGGTAACCCATGATTCAAAGAGACGCAAGCCAGTGGCTGGACATTCTGCTGCACTGCCAAGTTAAACCCGCCGTTGCCGCTGAGTGGGCCGAAGTTTTCGCGCGCCAGGTGGGTGATAGCACCTTCAGCCTCGGGGACACCGAGCTGGATGACTTCCTCGGCCAGATCCTGCACGAAAGCGCGGGCCTGACCCAGTTCACCGAAAACCTGCACTACAGCGCCGAGCGGCTGTGTCAGGTGTGGCCTAAGCGCTTCCCCACGGTCAACGATGCCCGCCCGTTTGCCTACAACCCGGAGGCCTTGGCCAACCGCGTGTACGGCGGCCGCATGGGCAACACGGCGCTGGGCGATGGCTGGAAGTATCGCGGCCGCACGCCGATCCAGCTCACCGGCAAGGATGCCTACGCCCATGTCGGCGAGCTTATGGGCGTTGACCTAGTCAGCGATCCCGACCAGCTCAGTCAGCCCGACAACGCGCTGCGGGCTGCGATCCTGTGGTGGGAGGACCGTATCCCTGACAGCATGATCGGCGACCCGGAAAAGGTGACGAAGCGCGTCAACGGTGGCCTCATCGGCCTGACTGACCGCGAGCATCTGACGGATCTGGCGGGGGAGGCCCTGGCATGACTGACATCCTCATCAAGATCGCGGCCGTGGTGGCCTTGCTGGTGCTGCTTTTTCTTGGGGAGCAGTACATCGAGCGGCGCGGGTACGACCGCGCCATGTACGAAGCGCAGGCGCAGATCGAGGGCTCCAAGCGGGCCGCAGCCGATCGCCTGGCGCTGGAGATCCAGAAAACCCGCAAGGCCGAGCAGGCCCTGCAAACCTTCAAGAATGACCAGGAGCTGAAAGATGCCGCCCATCAAAAGACAGTTGCAAGTTTGTCTGATCGTCTACGCGCTCTCGCTGATCCATCTGGGCGGCTGCGCGACCCGAACGCCGCTCGATGTGGGCCAGGTAGTGGTCGCCCCCAAGACGACCCTCCCGCCGCCCCCGGTGATCGTCCAGGCGACGCCACCGAAGGAGGAGGGCTACTTTCAGCGCAGCTTAGCGGACTACTTCAGCGGCTCACCCGCGAAGCCGACGACATCAACGTCGCCTACGCCAGCTGCCGTGCAGACGCCTACGCAGTGAGAGGCACACCGTAAAGACAGGGCGACCCGACTGGATGCGTCAACACCCAGCCGAGCCGCCAATCCACGATATAGCCGTGAGCCAGCCAAGGCCCTGCCACCTCCCGGGAGGCGGGCCAAGTGTAACAACCCCAACTGGACACCCTCACGATGGCATCCCCAATCATCCCCTGGCTGGGCGGCAAACGCCGCTTGGCCGACATCATCCTGCGCCGCTTTCCCCAGCACACCTGTTACGTCGAGGTGTTCGCCGGTGGCGCAGCCCTGTATTTCCTGCGGCAGCCTGCCGAGGTGGAAGTCATCAACGACATCAACGGCGACGTGGTCACGCTGTATCGGGTGGTGCAGAACCACCTGGAGGAGTTTGTGCGTCAGTTCAAGTGGGCGCTCAGCAGCCGCGAGATCTTCAAGTGGACGCAGATCACGCCCAGCGAGACGCTGACGGACATCCAGCGCGCCGCCCGGTTCTATTACCTGCAGCACCAGGCCTTTGGTGGCCGCGTGCAGGGTCAGAGCTGGGGAACTGCTACCACTGCGCCTGCACCCAACATGATGCGCATCGAGCAGGATCTGAGCACAGCTTGGTTGCGCCTGCAGGGCGTGTACATCGAGCGCTTGGACTGGAAGGAATGCATACGTCGGTACGACCGGCCGCACACCTTCTTCTACATGGACCCGCCGTATTGGGAGACCGAGGGCTATGGCGTGCCGTTTCCCTTTGAGGAATACGTGGCCATGGCCGCGCTCATGCGTGAGATCAAGGGCAAGGCGCTGCTGAGCATCAACGACCACCCGCAGATCCGCGAATGCTTCGCTGGCCTGCACGTCGAGGAAGTGCCGATCAAGTACACGGTGGGCGGTGGCCAAGGCATCGATCGCATGGAGCTGCTGATCAGCAGCTGGGATGTGGACGCGCAGCCTGCAGGGCTGTTTTGAATTTCCGGTTTTCTTCACCCACCGTGTTCAAGCGGTGAAGCATCAATGAGGAGTTTTTTATGGGCGTTCGTGCCAAGTTCAAAGTCGTCTCGGTCACTGAATCCGAAGGCGGCAACAAGAGTGTGAAGCTGCAGCCGGTGACTGGCGGTAGCCCGGAAAACGAGTCGTTCTTCAAGTGGACGCCCTATGGCGAAATCAACATGGGAACGATCAACCAGGAAGCTGCAGAGCAGTTCAAGCCTGGCCAGCAGTTCTACGTGGACTTCACGCCTGCACCTTGAGCCTTTTTGCAGTTGTCTCCTGCCGTGCCCAATGTTCACGGCCTTAGCCCTCCATCCCTCACGGGGTGGGGGGCTTTTTTGCGTTTGTGGGCTGCTCAAGGCTCTCCGACATGATCAGCTGGCCGTCGCGCCCGATCCGCAGCAGCCTGGCTGTGCCGCCCTTGGCCAGCAGCATCATGTCCATAGGGCCCTTGTCTTCTGTCGGCCGCACACCACGCTGATAGATCACGATCCGCTCGAACGTGTCGGCCACCAGCTGGCGGGTCTGCAGGCGTGCGTCGTAGTCTTGGGCTTCCACGCCGTCCACCAGGCGCTTCCATTCCTCATCGGTGCCCTTGATGTCAGTGCGGGCCGTTGCGGCCAGATCGCGCTCTGCCGCCTGGACAACCTCCTGCAGCCGCTGCTGCTCGGCTTCCAGCTCACGGGCTCGCTTGGCGAAGGTGAGAGGCACGCCGTCCTCGCTGCTGGCCAGCATGGCATCGGTCAGGCGCTCCAACTTGGTAGCCACGTCTGCCAGCTGCTGCCTGGCGTGCGTCAGAGCTGCCAGCGGGCCTGCAGAGCGATCCGCGCCGTACAGCGCCTGCAGGTTGACGATGTCCGAGCAGTAGGTCATCAGAGCGCGCTCAAAGGGGGCGACCGACACCGAGCCGCTGACCTGGCACCCGCCGTGCGAGTAGCTGGTGCAGTGCAGACGTCTGTGCCCGTCCTGGATGCGCCCCTGTGCATCCCGATTGCGGGTGCCGATGTTTGCCCCACCATGGCGCGCCCGCAATATCCACAGACTGTGATGCCCAAGCCGGTCAGGATGTGTGGTACCGGTCCCTTAGC